GGCCGATCACCGGGGCCTTGCAATGAATGCAAAATGTCAACCCAACAAATTAACATTCAGCCCGTGGTGTTCTCACTATCCAAGTGGAACCTAGTGTACACCGCCCTTGCGCGTAGCTCTATTCCCAATGGTGCGATTGCATCGTGTTATCGGAACCCTCTCGCGAGAGACCAAGCTCCTTTACACTTCGTGTGCATAGCATCGGACAACTACACTGGGCAGGCCATTAGGGACAGAAGTTCCATTTGTGACAAGTGCACAAGTGACTCGTACCTGGGTCGCGCCTCAGCCTTGGCCTTTTGCCAGGGTGTGGGAAGCAGTATGGTCTGCTGTTTAGACCAAGAACCGTGCCACCCCAATGTGTCCCAGTTCAACAATTCTGTGCCTCATTGTGTTGGATACAAAAATCGCAACGCAATGATGCACGCCGTCTGCGGCAATCCTCGTCCTGTCCGTACCCCGAAGGAACAGCATGAGATTAACCGCAAGCGTGGAGTGAGGAGCCACGCCAAGCAACAGACTCAGGTCCGCAATCAACAACGTGAGCAGAAGGCGATCAATGCCAATGCTCATATGGTCAATGTCAACACTGACACCGCCTTGGTGTACGGTCCTCTTGCTAAAGACTACGACCGTATTACCGATGCGCTTCAAATTGATGCGGAAGCCGAGGAGGACATGCTGCGTGCGTACCATAAGCACATAGCAGCTGACGTCTCCCTGCAAAACAGGAGGGACGCCATCCTGAGTGAGTGGGAACAGATTTTGAATGTGGCACCGGATGACACACATCTGTTTCACGTCACTACTGTTGCGACCACACCATCCACATCCCCTGATTCTTCGCGTGGCCGATCACGTAATTCACGCCCCTTGCGGCGCACGCGGCCCCCCCCCCGCAATCACGACAAGCTGGTGGATGACCAACTTGATCATGAAGCACAGCAGAGGAAGGGGGAGCAAGATGCCAAGCGTCAGGAGGAAGATGATGTGAGGCGCCGTGGTCTTGATATTTCTAACCGTATCTTCGACCATACCATGCTCGAAGCACATTTCGTTCATGATGCATTCTGCTGCTTCGCAGCAGATGATGGTCAGTTGATATGGGGTTGCTCAACACGGCGGGAAGATTTGATGGGTGTCTTGCCCAAAAGTGTGCTCCAATTTCATTATAAAGGTACTCAGCCTATACCACGTGAGGCACGTGCGCCGGAGGAGTTCCCTCAGGTACTCCCCGAGTATGCATACCACATGGCGATGTTTGATGTGTCACAAGATAGTTGCGACTTTCTTGACATACCACGTTTCCATGACATGGTTCAAATTGCAATGCCCGTGCTGTTCTATGTTCACTGTGCGAGGTACGCTCTGCATCAATCTGGTCAATTCGAGACCGTCTACCGCTTGGTTGCCTCTGAGTGGCGACGGTTTCGCGCCATGAGTGCTGATGCTTATATGCAGGGCGTTACAGATCGCCAGATGTGGTATTGTGTCACCACCTATCTCCTGCTGTCCACAACAGGTCATGATTCTGCGTGGTGGCTCCAAATGCGAGATGCTGTCACTGGCACAGCGTTGCGACGTGTGTTTGCGGCATACGTCACGGCCTTGCCAGGTGCTGATGGGCAGTATGCTCGCGGTTTTGACACATATTCACAGTACGCACGCACCGCTACGGATGCCGGTCTACAGCTCACCCGTAACGGCACCAAAGCCGTACGTGACTATGTTGTCACGAGTCTGATACCTTCTGTTGAGGGGTTGTGTGGCTCTGCCGTTGCGACTTGTGGGTCCATGAACAATATATGGGCTACCTATAACAAGCGCATAGGTCGGGTTCTGCACATTGACCCTCAATATATGCAGCGCTTCAAGGATGCATATCACACGCTCGATACGACCATTTGGCATGGCATACAAGCTGTGCGTGATCATGCGAAGATTCCGGCACTGGCAAATCGGCTCACCATGGAGCAGTGCGAGGAAGTGTGGGAAAAAGCCACCACTCGCATGAAGGCATATGTGCGCACTGCATTTGATTGGTTACGCAGAAACGTTCACAATGTTGCGTTCCCATCTCAGTGTGCAGATCTGATTGATGAGCGTGCACACTTGGTTGGAGATCCCTCCGAGTTCGAGTTTATTGGCAGAAGGCGGCATATTGATGGTTATCCGCCCGTCCTTGAACAAGATGGTCAATTGGAACCCGAACCCGACTGGGATACCATGACGGATGACGAGGTGATGGCACGCTTTACCCATCTCGCCGCAGAGCGCGAAGCCCATCCAGAACGCGCGCCTGTGTCCCACCTGGAGTGTTTTATGAAGCTACAGAATGAGCCCAATCCTCAGCCCAAGACAACTCCCCGTATCATTGTAGCCCCATCCGCTATTTGGCGTGCTATGGGGGCGTTCTTTTATGGTCCTGTACTTGATCATGAACAGGCCCAATTACAGGATATGGAGGTTGTTACCAAGGGGCGTACAGTGCAACAGTTACACGACTTTATGGATGAAAATTTCAAAGGGTCGGTTGCACGTACTGATTTTTCTGGCTTCGACTCCATGTTGCGTGTTCCGTTCATGGCATTGGAGAAGCTCAAACTCCTTTCCCATGTTCCCGGCAAGCTGCTGTCTGTGGCAGCGCGCTTTGCCGCACATGCCCTTGATCGGCAGGTGTTCCATGCTGCCGAGTTTAAGGTCCATGTGCCCGCTCAACGTGATTCTGGTACCCAGGAGACATCAATGGGGAATACCAAATGGAACATGGCTATTTGTGGTGCGTTTCTCCACAAGGTGCGTGAGTCCACTGGTGCGTTGTTGTGCGACGTATGGCAGAAAGGCAAGGGCCTGTGGGAGGGAGACGACGGTCTCATTAATTGCTCCGTCGCCGAATCTCACGCTCTTGCTGAGTGCATAGAGGAATCACATGTTCCTCTAGTTACTGAGGTGGTGCCCAATGTACGTGAGGCGAACTTTTGCTCACGCATGGCCACTGCACTTGGTCATCGGCTCATGGAACCTGTTGAGACGCTGATGGCCTTGCTCACATCGATTGGGTCGTATGATGTCTATGACTCAATTAGTGCCAAACGTCGTTTGTTGGTGGCCAAAGCATTGGCCTATCGGTTCATGTACCCCACCAACATTTTCATTCGCCCTGTCTGCAACGCCATACTCCGCGTCGGTGCAGCTGATGCCACCTACGTAATTAATCATTTCGAACGTTTTCGTGACCAATTGCCCTGGTCATTACGTGAGGTGACGCCTGAGGAGTTGAACGGTGTGTGCGAGGAGCCGCAGGATCCGGAAGAGGACTCCTATGTGTTGTCATGCCTAGGTTGGACTAGAGATCAAGTAGCCGCCTGGGCAGACTGGTGGCACACATGGAAGTGGGGTGACCACGTGGATTTGCACATGCTCGGTGTGTCTGCGCGCCGGCGTGAATGCATGACACAGTTTGTGACAGGTGCGCGTACCACAGCCACACAAACTGTTGATCACATACGGACGACCATTGTTGATTCGTGTGTTGCTCACGTGACCCAATTTGTCATTCAGAGATGGTTCGTGTTTCTGGTGGCATTGCTCGTAACCAACGGTGCCTTGTGGTGGTTTGCTGTTAATCATGTGTGGTTGCTGATCACTGTTGCCGCACTCTTTACTGGCATTTTGCCACTTCTGACCGCCTGGTTCGTGTGGTCCGTTGGTGGATCCGTTGCTCAGGCACGATCTGGTGCTGTGTGGGCGGTACGTACTGTATTCGCCCTTCACACCATTGCGTTGATAGCATCCCTAGTGTATGCATGGCGAATTATCCGCCATATCGTTCAACATGTATCCATGTGGATTGAACAGAACGTGACGTTCCTTGTCATGTTCTGGTGGATGCACCATTAAATGGAGCATTCCATGTGTGTGTCTCCTGGTGTTGGGTGGTTGTGTTGGTTTTCTTTTCATCATTTGTAAAAGTTGATTTGATTGAACTTTTCTTTCCAACCTACGATCATCTTGTGCTGGGCGACGCCACAACATGGAACCTCACGGGAAGGATAACCCGC